ACCCACACAGTACATCTTACCGGCTTCTGGTTGTTTATACCAACGTACTTGTGCAGTCTTGTAAATGGGCTCAATCCCTTCAAGTTCTATAAGTTTAGCCGGCGCAATCAGGGTCTCATCGTTAATAATGAACTCGCAGTCCATCTCCCGACGGAAGCGATCCTCACCTAATTGTGAACGTTGCTCTGCTGCCCACTTGTCATCTCTATCAGGATGCTCACGCCAATAGCTACGGAAAGCACGAAAGCCATTTATCCCCACTTGTTGGGGATTACCATGGCTGTCTTCCATTTTATTGGCACCTTTCCACAATAATGCAAACTGATCTTCGTCACTGTTTGGAGTGGAAGTTATAATACATTTACCACCAGTTGCTAATGTTGGGCTAATTGATGTCCAGAATTCCTGGGCGACACTGGGTCGTACGTGTGCGAACTCATCCGCATACAGTAGTGATATACTCATACCACGACCAGTGTTTTCAGTAGTGGTAGCTGATATAATGCGTGAGCCATTGTCAAAATCTATAGAGCCCAAGTTGTAGTTAGTGGCACCTGCACGAATATGATTGGGACAAAGCTCGTAAGCAAAACGAACACGCTTCATAATCTCTTGCGAACCATCATACTTGTGTGCTGATATAAGAATTGTTGAATCGGGTATAAACATAGCATACCATAGCAAGTATCCTGCTGCTGATGTGGACTTACCTGTTTGGCGCGGCATCATGGCAATAGCAAAACGATAGTTATGATACGAATCAATTAAGCGTACTTGGTATTCAAACGGACTATATAATTGACGACCCTGTGTAGGATGCTGAATATAGAAAAAGTTGCGCATGAAGTACTCGGGGCCGGTTACCGGATCAGCACATAGCGAAAATTCTTGCAGTTGTTTTTCTGTATATACTTCTTTTTTATAAGGCGTTTTTGCCAACGCCTGTGAATCATAACCCATGTTATCTTCTCCGTGGAAAAAGAGCGTACCACGCGGGTGTACCGGGACGTATACCTGTAGATTTTGCGTATTCAAGTTCTGGAGATATTTTGGCCTTTTGTCTCTCGGCTGTGATACGATTGTATTCGGCTAATCGTGCTTGGCTACCTAATCCACCTAATTGCCCAGCAATCAATAATTCATGTATAGGGTCATCTGGTTCAAGGTAGCAATCATTGTCACTACTTTGCACCAAATTTTCTGTTGTAATCCTATATTGTTTAGTCATTGGAACCACACTTAGCACGTTTTGCCTGTGTTAATTTACCATAATCTACGGGCCATTCTTTGCCCGGGGCTAATTCGGTAGCGGTTGTTGGGAACGCATACTTAACTCCGGCGGTCTGCATAATCTGTGCCACGGAAACACGAAATTTAGTTAGGTCATTTCCTAAATTAGGATAAGGGGCAACATGCGGAAACTCCCATGCGGCAACTTCATTTGTTTGATTATTGATAACAATTTTATAAAAGCCATGTGGGACAACTACGCCATTGCCAATAGTTTTATTACCGGGTCCGTATAGTCCGCCAGTTATAACAGTATATGATTGATTAAGTTGCACTGTCCATCCACGTATAGATGCTTCAAGTAATTTCCAAATTCCACGATTCAATGATCCTGCTTGCGGGCTCATGTTGGTCATTAGGAACGATTCAAATTCAACTTGTGTGTCCCAGGATAAATCACCATCAGGTGCCATGTGTCCCTTATCATATCCAGTTGCTATGTAATCGTCGGGTCGAGGCCCGTTTGGTATAGATTGGTCAGTAACAAAAGCATTAGTGCGTGCGACACAACCCAATGCGTTAGGTGGGGTAAGTTCGTACATTACAAACTCTGGTATTTTAGCTGCTGCGTCATATCCCACTAGGTACGCTTGTCTGCAAATTGGTTGCAGTTGTCTAGAACTTTGCGGAAATCCGTATGGGGCATGTACTTGGCACGCTGACACTGTGTTAGGCTCACGTTGGTTCCAGGCAAATACAGTAGATGACAATACTGCTAGTAATACAACAACTATTTTTTTCATATATGCTCTACGGTCTTAGGGTTTAAAATGTTGCCTATTTTTAAGCCATTCAGCTTCTGCTTGTCGTCGTATTGCATCTCGTTCTGCTTCGGCCTTGGCGTCAGCTGCTCGTTTCTTGGGCAGTTCATTTTGATACCAATCAATATAACTAAGCGCAGTATTATTTAAGTACCACGCAACATCTTTATATGTTTTTAATTTTTCAAACGCCTTGGGATCTATTTTTCTAAATGGTCCATCTTTTTTAGCTATCAGTGTTTTGTTCTCTTTACCAGCAAATTTAGTGAAAAATTGTTCCAGGTCCAGTTGATAATATGTATTGCAATCGAATATTAGTTCATTTTTAATAAACTCCGTGGGCCAAGCATGTACATATGTTGCCGCCCATTTTTCTGCGTCGTCCACCATTGAGCCTGTATTATTCTGCATACGAATTCTTTCTTCTTCGGAGGGATCTAATAAAGATTGGCCACCTAAATCCACAATCCTAGGACTCCAGTAGGGTGTAACATCATCCACGGGAATAAAGATACCTGCACGCCCATGGAATTGAAATATATTGTCATGCGGAGTCATCTGCGTGAACACCGGATATTTTATGTCCAATAGACTTAATATTGCATCCTGCCCTCTTTTACCCATACCGCCTTTTATTCCGGCAAACTGAGTGTCACTATTATCTACTTTAAGTAGCAATACTTCTGCAACTCTATGTTTGAATGCACGGAATAACAGCGGGTGGTTGCCTATTCGTTCGCATAATTGTGCTGCCACCTTGATACGATTTTTAAAATGTTCGATATCATCCGCACGATTAATTAATTCTGGTAAAAATTCTCTTGATCTCATCTTCTTTTGTAGCCTTTAAATGCTACCACTGGGCTTTTTAGAACGGTATCCGTTAACTCATCGCTGGTTTTAGTACTTACCAATTTTTTGTCAGATGCCGGTAATCCCATGTCTTTGAGTGCCATATCAATCCATTTACCAATATCGGGATCAGATGATATAACGATTTCGTTTTCTCCCCAACTAGATGTAGGATCAAACTCTGGATCGCCTTCTGCTTTTCTTGCTGCTTTTCCCTTAGCACCGGCCAGTGCTACACTAAATCTATATTGCATGTAAGCGTTTTGATTTTGTAGTGCTGGAATAATATAGGTTGCAGGTAAACTACGGGCGACATCTGCGTGTATAGATCCCTTGTCAAAACTTGCATCTTCCGAGATAAATTCACGGGCTCTCATCTGCGTTTATATCCTTTAAATGCTACTACTGGACTTTCCGTGTTTGTTGATGCTAATTCTTCACTATCTAAATCACCGTCATTTAAATCTTCATACTCTACTCCGGCAGCTTTATATGCCAATTTAAGCATAGCCTGTTCTTCTTTAGTATAGGCATGCGCAGTATTGTGTTTACCTACCCAACTTTCAGCATCCATTTTTATAGGATTTATTCCATCACTACTTGCTACCGCCATCATTACACGATTTAAATCATATAGTTTATCATAGGTATCCATTCTCTTTGCGAACACATTTAACCCGCGAGTAGATTGTTGTTGGCGTTTGCTAATTTTGCCGGAGGCATTCTCAGCAATAAACTCACAGGCTCGCATAATTAGCTTTGCCCGTTTACGCCTGCGGTAGCAGATGAAGCAGTTCCTAATTCACGAGCAGTAAAGTTAGCACCAGTGATGGTCAAGTAATTACCAGCACCGACAAAAATCTGTTGACGACTATTTGCTGATATTTGTGGTGCAGCAGAATATAAATTACCGTTAGGTGGTGTAGTCACAGTAAAGACATTGGTGGCATTTGCGGTAGCATTAGCACTTAGGGTCACACTGGTAAATGGAATCTGCGAAGCTATAGTTGCTCCGCCAGGAATTCCAGTGCCAGAAATTGCACTACCTGCAGGCAATGTCATCGCTGCACTGGTAGTGATAACATTGCTGAGATTAGCAGTAGTGCCACTAAATGTAATTTGTGGTGGCAACGCAACCTGATAAACGTTATATGTGACAGCAGTATTGCCTGTAACAATTTCACATTTATCAGTGTACCAAATTACATTTGATGCCGATGTTAGTACATTTGCCTGTGCCATTTATACTCCCTTATTTTCTATCGCAGAAATAGTTTTATACAAATCTATCATACGTTCGCCTTCAGTTACATGACTATGTAAACGTTTGACCTGACTCGCCACAACAGGTGTTGTTGTCTGCCCAGTTGTTTTGGCACCGTTTAATCCACCTGAAAGATTTTGTGTCATCATCCGTGTATCGGCTTTAACCTGATTAGTTGGATAGTCTGGAGCGTTTGTTGTAACTGGAGCAACCGCTTCTGCAATACCAGCTAACTCACGTAACCGTTGGTTTTCTGAGTTACGCTGTATTGATTCCGACGTTGGTGCATTAGCTTGAGAGCCTGTATATTGTTGCTTAATAAGTCTGTCAGCGGTTTCTTTAGGACCGGCGCCGGCAAAGTATCCTATGTCTTCTGGGAACCAAGCAGCAGTTCCTCGAATAGTTTTATATACGTAACGTTTACCTTTAATCCAGAATGGAACCTTTTTATCAGCTTGTGGTGGGATTTCTTCTGGTTTAGTTACCTGGGTAGCGTTGAATGGAATACTAGGGCCTCCTGTATCCGGACCGTCGGCGGCATCCGCTGTCGCGGCCGCCATGTTGGCAGCATCATAGCCCGCACCAGCACCGCCACCACCAGGGCCGCTTGTATCCGGACCGTCTGCGGCGCCTGCGGTAGCGGCAGCTTGTGCAGCATCGGCAGCTCTGTTAGCACCTACTTGCATCGCGGCACCTGCATCGGCATCTGCCGCGTCAGCAGAAGCACCAGCTTGATCTGCACTGCTACTGGCTGTGCTACCTGTTGGGAATAGACCATGATATTGATTAATTAAAGAACTAAGTTCTGGATCAGGTTGTTCAGTGTTACCTAACTCCTTGTACAGGGTCTCTATTTCTTTCTTTTCCGCATCATTCAAATCTTCCAGCAATCTCATTTTATTAAGGAAATGAC